CGGATGGCCTCACCAAGCAGAAAATCCTGATGGCGTTTGAAATGCTGGGTGCGGCCGATGTGCCGGATGATGGCCAGCGCTTCGCCGTTGTCGGGTGGAAGCAATGGTCCGAATTGCTGCAAATTCCAGAATTCGCCAGCACCGAATATGTCGGGGATGACGCGCTGCCCTGGAAGGGTACACAGGCCAAGCGCTGGCTAGGCGCGCTCTGGATGCCGCATTCCGGCCTGACCAAATCCGGTACGCTGCGCTATTGCTATTTCTACCACAAGACCGCGATTGGTCATGCGGTGGCGAGCGAAGTGATGACCGATATCACCTGGCACGGCGATCGCGCCGCGCATTTCGTGAATAACATGATGTCCCAGGGCGCGGTCATGATTGACCCAACGGGAGTCGTTCGGATGCGCGCCAAGGAATAAGCGCGACGTTTGGCGCGGGTGGATATGCCGCCCGCGCCCCCTTCCCCCAACATCGGAGAGCATCCCATGGCGCTGACCGCCATCACGCTATGCGCAAGCGCATTGATCAAGATTGGCGCGCAACCCATCGCCTCGTTCGAGGATGGCACCGCCGAAGGGGAAGTCGCGAAAAGCCTTTATCCCGGCGTGCGCGATGCCCTGCTTGCTTCCCACCCCTGGTCTTTCGCGACCACACAAGCCTCCCTGCCGCGCCTGGCGCAAAGCCCGAGCGCGGAATTTCGCTACGCCTTCCAATTGCCGCCCGATTTCCTGCGCGCCATTTCCGCCGGCACGGCGGGGCGCGCCACGGGCCTGCTCTATCGCATCCAGGGCAGCAAGCTGCTGACGGATGTGGAAGCGGTGGCGCTCACGCATATCTTCCGCCCTGATGAAAGCAGCTTTCCACCCTTCTTCGCCGCTGCACTGCTGGCACGCCTGGCTGCGGAATTTTGTCTGCCGTTGACAGAAAATACCTCGCGCGCCGAACTGCTCGCGCGTCTTGCCGAGGCCGAACTCCGCAGCGCGCGCCGCGCCGATAGCCAACAGGCCAGCGCCACCGCACTTGGGTCATTTCCGCTGATTTCGGTCAGGGGTTGATCCATGCCCGCCATCAAGCGCACCAAAACAAGCTTCACCGCCGGCGAATTGGCGCCCGAATTATTGGGCCGCGCCGATCTGCGTGCCTATGAAAATGGCGCAAGACGCTTGCGCAATGTGGTGATCCAGCCAACTGGAGGCGTCACGCGTCGGCCGGGGCTGCGCCATGTCGTGATGCTGCCTGGCGTGGCGCGGTTGCTGCCCTTCGAATTCAATACTGAGCAAACCTATCTGATGGTGCTTACCGCCGGGAAGCTTGCCGTCTACGCCGCTGACCTGAAGATCGCGGAGTTGGTTGCGCCCTGGACCGAAACCATGTTGCCACAAATCGGTTTCACGCAGAATGCCGATACGCTGTTGCTGACGCACCCCGATATGCGCCCGCAGAAGGTCAAGCGTAGCAATACGGGCTGGTCCATCACGCCCTGGTCCTTCTCACAGGATGCGTTTTTCCGCTTTGCAGCACCAGAAGTCACGCTGACGCCAAGTGCGCTGAATGGCACCATCACCATCAGCGCCAGCGCACCGGTTTTCGCGGTGGAGCATATCGGTGTGCGGCTACGCATCGGTGGCAAGCGCGTGGTGGTTGCGGCCGTGAATTCACCAAGCACTCTTGTTGCAAGCGTCGAACAACCGCTCAGCAGCACGGCGGCCACCAAGGATTGGGATGAAGCCGCCTTCAGCACTGCACGCGGCTGGCCCGTTACCTGCTGCTTTCATCAGGACAGGCTGGTGATTGGTGGTTCGCGCGACCTGCCCAACCGGCTTTGGCTTTCCCGTACCGGTGATTTGTTCAACTTCGATCCCGGCACGGGCCTGGATGATGAGGCTATTGCCTTCAGCCTGCTCTCAGATCAGGTAAATGCCATTCGCGGCGTCTTTTCCGGCCAGCATTTGCAGCTTTTCACTTCTGGCGCGGAATGGATGGTAACAGGTGACCCGCTGACACCCGCCAATATTCAGATCAACCGCCAAACCCGCGTCGGTTCACCGGTGGATCGGCTGGTGCCGCCGATTGATGTGGATGGGTCAACCATTTTCGTCTCACGCGGCGGACAGGGTGTTTATGAATTCGCCTATACCCAGGTGCAGCAGGCCTATCAGGCGAATGATCTTGCGATCCTCGGCCGTCACCTGATCAAGTCACCACGCGCCATGGCCTATGATCAGCGTGCGCGGCTTTTGCATCTGGTGATGGAAGATGGCGCGCTTGCTACACTCACGCTTTATCGCGCTGAACAGGTCACCGCCTGGACGCGTCAGGAAACCAGCGGAAGCTTTCGCGCCATCACGGAAGTGGAAGGCACGCTTTGGTGCGTGATTGAACGCGCCAATGGGATTTCGCTTGAGCGTTTTGAAGATGGGTTGATGCAGGATGCTGGACTGACCGGTACTTCCATCACGCCAAAATCCACCTGGACCGGCCTTGCCCATTTGAATGGGCGGCAGGTCGCCATCGTCGCCAATGGAGCGGTGCGTCCCAGCGCGATTGTCTCGGGCGGCGCTGTCACGCTCAATGCGCCGGCCACACAGGTTGCGATTGGCCTTCCCTTCACGCATGAAATCGAACCCCTGCCCGCTGATCTCATCACACCCGCAGGCAGCGCCACTGGCCCTTCGCGCCTGGTCGCAGTCACCTTCCGCTTGCTGGAAACGCCTGCGGTGAATGTGGATCTTGGCAAGGGGCCGCAAGCGCTCGCGCTCAAGCGCTTCAATGTTGATCACTTCGATGCGCCACCAACACCCTTCACCGGCGATGCCACGCTGCGCGGCATGGGATGGAGAAGGGATCGCATCGCCCCCCTTTGGCGCATCACCGGCGCGGCTCCGCTGCCGATGACGCTGCTTTCTGTCACAACCGAAATCAGGATGAATGACTGATGGCACAAATCGCGACCATCGCCAGCCTCGCCTTGGCTGGTGCATCCGTCTATGGCCAAGTTCAGCAGCAGCGCCAACGCAAGGCTGAAGTGCGCCTACAGCAGGAAGCGGCGCAACAGCAGCAAGCGGCGCAACAACAGGTCATGGCAACCCAAACCGCCACACAACAACGCGCCCGCCAGGAAGTGATGGCACGCACCATTGCCGCAACAAGGGCGCGCATGGCCGCAAGCGGCGTCTCACCTGATGAGGGTTCAGCTGCAGCACTCACCGCCGGCATGGCTGCCGATTCCGCGCAGGACCAGGCGGAAAGCAGCGATCTGTTGCGTCAACGCCTTGCTGCCGGGCGGCCTTCGCTGCTCAGCTCCAATGGTGATTTTCAGGGGTTCGTGCGTGCCACGCAATCCTTCGGTGCCATCGCGCGCAACCTGCTCGACTGATCCCGGCCACCCTATCCGCAAGGAATCGCAATGTCCGAACACATCACCATCGGCGATGTGTCGCCACGCGCGCTTTATATCGCCAATGGCACGCAGCGCGTCTTCACCTTCGCTTTTCCCATCTTCAATGATCGCGATGTGGAAATTCGCATTGATGGCCTGATCCAGGTGACAGGCTTCGCCATTACCGGCGCCGGCGAATCTGATGGCGGCCTTGTCACCTTCATCGAAGCACCGCCCAATGGCGCGCGCATCATGCTTCGTCGCCGCGTGACACTCGCGCGCATGACGGATTTTCAGGAAAATAGCGTATTGCGTGCCAGCGCCTTGAATGATGAGCTGGATTTCCAAATGGCCGCGCTGCAACAAGTGGCAAGCGACCTGAAGCAGGCCATCCGCACTGATCCCGCTGATGATGGTAACATGCTGCTGCCACTCCGCGCCGCACGCGGAAATCGGCTACTGGGTTTTGATTCCCTCGGTGATATCGCGATCTTTGATCGCGACGGGCCGGAAATCACACTGCCCTATCCGGGTGCCGTGCCACGCGCCGTGGAAGACAAGCTGAATGAACGGCTTTCCGTGCGGGATTTCGGTGCACTTGGCGATGGTGTGGCCGATGATGGTCCAGCGCTGCAGGCCGCGAT